GGTGGTATAAACCCAGATGATTTATACGTATCAAACTATTATGAACCTGGTATTAATTCATATGACAAAGGTGCAAGTAAATTAACTGGCGGAAAAATTGATTTATCATTAGATAACTTAGAAGGTAACGGGTTTGGTGGAAAAATAGCCGATTTATTAAAAAAGATAGTTGCCAGTTTACCTGCTTTTATGTTAGATTATTTAAATATAAAAATACCATACTATGTTATCAAAAATGCAAAATTGCAAAATAATAGAATTAAAGGTGCTGCTTTAACCTTAACAGCTTTTACACAGTCTGTAATTGTAGGCTTTATAAAATTTCTTATAGCTACAGTTAGAGATCTTGGAGGGAGCTCTGGTTTTTTTGCTGCAGTTTATAGAGGTGTTTTAAGATCAAACTTAGAGACGGCCAGAGATACTGGCTTCAATTTAAAACTATTGCCATATTTTAAAAAATTGAGAGATAGTAAGATTTTAGGTTTTTTAAGAATTATAAGTAGCATGGGCGATATTGCAGTGGCTGGTGGTTTTTATGGTAAAAATTTATTTTCTGAAAATTATGTAAAAGGCAACAATTTTTTACCATCTATTAGAGTTTCTCATATTAGAGACAATTCTGGGAAAAATGTTTTGTCTAATTCATTATTGCCATCGATGTTACTATATAACCCTAGAGCTGATATGTTTCAAAGGGACAATATGGCAATGATCGGTTTAACGACCAGGAAAGGTCAAACAGTTTCCGGCGAATTGCCAGTTTATATGGGAAACAATAAAAATAAACAAGGCACAGGTTATAGTGGGGTTACTGTCGAACATTATATTGACATCGAAGAAGTTAAGAATATTGAAAAAGCACTTGAAGCAGAATATATGCCTTTTTATTTTCATGATACAAGAACAAATGAAATAGTAAGTTTTCATGCATTTTTAAACAGCTTGAGTGATAGCTACTCCGCAAATTATAATAGTCAAAAAGGTTTTGGTCGAATAGAAGGTACGCAAGTATATAGCGACACAACAAGGTCTTTGTCATTTGATTTTACGGTTGTTGCATATTCTTCTTCTGACATGGATGAAATGTATGCTAAAATAAATAAGCTAACAACTTTAGTATATCCGCAATGGTCAAAAGGGACCACAGTTTTAACAGAAAATTTAGATGGTAAAGAAGGTGGAACAATATTTACACAGCCTTTTAGTCAAATACCAACAGCTACTCCATTAGTCCGAGTGAGATTAGGAGACTTGATTAAAAATAATTATAGTAGAAAAGCTTTGGCTAAAATACATGGTGTAGAAGATGCAGCAAAACTTGAAATTACCCGCGGTGAAGAAAAACAAACAAAAATTCATCAAGAAAAACTAGTAAAATATTCTGAGTTTGTATCAGACAATGAATTATACGATTTTATACAAAATGTCGGCAGCATAAATATTAATGAAGGCAGTGAAGAAGTAACTATGGAAGACTTCGAAGCAGTTGGGTATAAAACAAATTTAGATTCTTTACCAAAAGCCAATATAGTAATTAATAGTTTAGGTTTTGACCCAGTGCCAGATGTTGATACCTTTATCTGGTCTAAACCTGCAGTTTTTAATACATTTACAACAGAATATGGAAATCAACCAGTAGTGCCTTTTGGATCTTGGAAACCAGATATAAATACACTGCGTTCACAATATCTGGCAGATCACTTTGGTAAACACCTTAGAAAAAGTACGCGGATGAAATTGGTAGCAGCAAAAGTAGTTGATTGGGATACATGGTCTTTTGCGAATAAAAGTACAAAGGAAAACCCCACTTTCAGCATTGGTTTAATGTATACATTTGAGATATTAGGAGATGAAGATTACGCTCATCAATGGCATTACCCACAGGCCGGTTTAGGTGTCGCTGGTGTTGTCCCGCCTAAATATATTAGCATGTTATGTACTGGTTATGACAAGCTTTCAAAAAAACTGAGAGATAAACCTATAGGCTATTACATATCAAAGACAAAGAAAGAACAAGAATTAATAGCAGTTAATACCACGCAGGAAGTTAATACAACAATTTCTTCTGCAGAGTTAGATGGTTTCAAAAAAATATTTAATGATCAAAACCCTATTGTACGCTCTTTCGAAAGCACTATGTCAGAAGGTTTAGCTGGAGTAATTACATCGTTAACATTTGACTGGGGTATTAATACTGTGCCCTGGGATCTAGAAGCAGGGCAACGTGCTCCAACAATCTGTAAAGTAAGTTTATCGCTTAATCCTATTCACGACATTACGCCTGGTATTGATTACAATGGTGTTAACAGAGCGCCGATATATAAAGTTGGGGCTTCTTCAAATAGTTTGCATGGCGAATTTACAGAAACAAGTGATTATGGCAAAAGTTTAATTGACTCTGCAGAACGCGTAAGGAATTCTGCGTTGGATACTTTTGACGATACAAACGATTCTGATCAGCTTTTAGATGAATTAAATAAAAGTGACACTGAAACTATTTCATCAACCATTAGTAAAACTTCACCGATATAAGGAATTATAAATGAGATATAGAAACAGTAGCTTAATTAAAGGCGGAAAAGCTTTGTCAACCAATCAAACAATACGCGTTGTTAGAGATTTAGTAAAAAAAGGCACAATACAAACAACTAGGTATATTTCTAAAGAAGGCGATAGGTTAGATGTAATTGCTGGCAGGGTATATGGAGATTCTAGCTATTGGTGGCTAATTGCAATATGTTCAAATATTGGGTGGTCTTTACAGATACCACCTAATACTATTATAGAATACCCATCAAACTTGCAAGATGTATTGGTGTATGTATGATAAATTATTTTCATGAAAAAAGAAACATGATAAAAGAGGCTTTAACAGAGTTAAGTCAAATTTTAAATGTAAAAACAGAAAATGATTTGATAGCAAAATTAATAGGTGCTGAAGTCAATGGAAATATAGACTTAAACAATATTAATTTTTTACTAAATGACATCAAATTAGATGATTTAGTAAAATATATTTTAGACATGCAAAATGGCGGCACTTTTTTAAATGAATTTGAAGCAAATATTAAAAGTTTTATTTCAGGTGATGAAGGCGAATCTGATTTAACAAAAAAGATTAATGATAAAGAACAGAGGCTTTTTACAATAACACATGAATCTGAGCAAGAGAATTACAATTTTTTAAGTACTAGTAAAATATCTAAAATTATTGGCGATGGATCAAAATACAACCAACAAACCTCCAGTCCCACGAAACAAAATCCTTCTTTCGGTGTCGTACAGTTTCATAGTACAACTTTAAATTATGCAAACCGCGGTGCAGGGTTTGCATCTGTTTTTTTATCTGCTGTACCTAGTACAGAAATATCAAAATGTGTGCCATTTTTTGATTTGCAAATCATATCATCTGCAAATACTATTTTAAAATCTGATCGCGGGCAATCAACACCAAATGGCTTAAGTTTAATAAAATATTTATCTAAAGACGTAAGAAATGATAGCGCATTAGACATGCAAAGAGCAAAAAGATTTACTACTTCAGCTGACTTAGGTGGCAAATTGAAAAGTGAAGAAGTAATTAATGTTGCCTACGCTGGTATGGAATTGTTCACTGCTCCTCAAACTATGAATTATGTTGGCGAAAAATTTAGAGACACAAGTTTCCTAGATAAAAGTAGTGAAAGACGAAATATTTTAGATCCTAAAAGACCTTTTATGACAGTTAAAAGTTTTGACGTAAATGTAGTGCCTGCTAGTGGTATGTTAAGCAGCACATCTGCAACATTATCACTTACATTACACGATAGATCTAGATTGTCGGATATATCTGAGTTAGTTGTCCCAGGTACTTTAAACCAAGTTGAAATACTAATTGAATATGGGTGGTCTCACCCTAGGAAAGACACACCGTACGGTAAGTTATTAAATGCGTGTCGAGTTGTTAATAAATTCAGGGTTTCTAGCACTTCCTATAATTTTACCCCAGCTGGAGAGATGGATATAACATTAACCATGTTTTCTAAAGGTATTGATGATATTGCTTTTGGGTTAATTACTGATGACGGTGTTAAACATACAATGGATGAGCTAACAGTGTTGCTTAAAGAAATAAAAGCAATTAAAAAGAAATTAGTAAAAGTACCAAGCTACTCTCAAATTGCAGATTCACAGATATTGGGGAAGTTAAATAGCACAAATAATATTTTAACATTAGATAACAAAGAAATAGAGGAAGTTAAAAAAATTATTGTAAAGCTTTCTAATGATTTAAAAGATCTTCAAAACACTGATGTGAAAAGTACTTTAAAAAACATGACCACAAAATTAAATAAAGCATTAGATAATACTAGCGTGTTAAAAAAAGATTTAACAACAACAGTGAACAAACTACTGGCTGATATTAGAAAAGGCGATGATCCTTTTTTAAAAGATAAAACGTACAAAGGTGCACCTAAAAAGAAAACACACGTAAGTTTTGCAAAATTAGCTACTATATTTATGGCAAAAAATATTGCAGCTAATAAAAACTTTGATGAAGTACAACTAGTTTTTTATCCTATGAATGAATATTCTGGTTATTGCAGAGATGATGATGTAGGTAGTTTCCCTATCAACATAAGCAAATTCAAAAAATATTTCAGTGAAAGAATAAAAGAAAATTATACAATGTCTATAATCCAGTTTATAGGTTTTATGAACAGTATATTTTTTTCAAATTTAGCATCAGATGCATATGGTTTTGGCAGTATATATCAGCGTGATGAAAATGGGCAATCAAAAGTTAAATCAAATGCAAAGAAAAAAAATATTCTTGCTGAAAAAGAAAACGTATTAGTAGAAGCTTATGGTGGAAAAGGTTCCGCATTGAAATTTAAAAAACCAAGTATACAGCTGGTTATAGAAACTGTGCCTCATATTAATGACCCTAATAAATCCATATGCAGAATGCATTTTTTTGATGCATCTACAACTAGTTATTCTAGTTATTATGATGTTTATCAAGCTGCATTAGATTCTAATTACAGCACCTTTAATCGGGAAGCAATTGATAAAGAGCACACCCATATTAAAAAAGGAGGTAATAGTCAAGCAAGTGCAAGAGGTGACCATGGGAAAGTTTACGCTCAGTCTGCCAATGATATTTTTCAAAATCCTTTATTTAATAATTTTTTTAAAAGTAAACAAATAAAAGTAATAGAAAAAAATGAAGCTGGCCAGAATGTTGAAAAAAATCAAGAAGTTGTTTATATAAATGGTGGTCCTAACAAAATTAGATCTTTTTTTACATATACAATGCCTACTTTAAAATATGGAACCGAAGCTTCAGGTATTATTAATGCAAATCTTTCAACTAGTACTGACCCAACATTGCAGGCAATACACATGAAAAAACAATTTCAAAAGAATGCGCATTCTCCAGATGCAGATTCTGATGATGGTATGCCTTTAAAAACGCTAAGAACTAGTTTAGAATTAGAATGTTATGGTTGTCCATTTATCATATTTGGGCAACAGTTTTTTGTTGATTTTCAAACAAATACGACTGCAGATGACGTATACGCAGTTAAAGGTTTTTCACATAAAATAGCTCCCGGGTCTTTTTCTACTAATGTTCAACTAGTTCCTTTGCAACGTGAAGGTCAATTTGAAAGCATATTAAAATCAACACAGAAATTAATTAATGAAATAGATATAACTAATGAGTCTCTAGAATAAAAAGATTATTTGTAAATTGTTTTTTTACGTATATAATTTGCTGAGGTGATTATGTTATATTTTGATAGATCTATATTTGGCACTGAAAAACATCTTACTTATAATAAGAAAAAGTTTGTTTGGAAAAATGATATAGAAAGTGAGTACACAAGTTCTGTAGAGTTTAAAAACATAGCGCAAACATTTGATTTTAACATACCTTCTTTATTCCCAGATAGTTACATGAAAATGTGTAAAAACATAAGTACAACTAACTTGGCTAGATGTATTCCCGCACCAATTATAAAAGAATCATGTCAAAGATATTGTGATACGTATGACAAGTTTTTAGAAAAATATAATGATCACAAGTATTTACCTGTTTTAGAAACTACAGAGAAGTTTATAAATCGGCTAAAAAGACCAAAGGTGGATAGAATTAGATACGCAGCAATAAATGCATCAAACGTTAATCTTCCGGGTTTCGTTATGACTAATAAGCATTTAAACACGCCTGTTTATTCTAGGTTAAATACGAAGACTGGAAGGTTGACTGTTGTTGATGGACCAAATGTTTTAACATTGAAAAAGAGTTATAGAAACATGTTAGCTAATTGCATGCAGGTAGATTTTAACAGTATGGAGCCTAGGCTTTTGTTAGCAATATTAGGTATAAAAATAGATGGTGATTTATACAGCTGGGTCGGCGAAAAGACAGGTATAAAAGAAGAAAGATCAAAGTTAAAGATAAAAATTATTACTAGCTTGTATGGCGGTACAAAAGTAAAAGAAATCAATGATTTATTTGCTGTTGATGAATGGAATGATCAACTTCACAAAAGTATAAAGAGTAACAAAATAGAAAATTATTTTGGTCGTGTAGTTGATGTAAGTGACACAGATAAAAATAACTTATTAGCTATATACATACAATCATCAGCAGTTGACGCATCTTTATTAGGTTTTAACTGGTTAGTAGATAATTATAAGTTAGATCCATACTGGATAATACATGATGCGTTAATATTTAAATGTACTGATGTAGATTTACCTAAAAGTCTAAAAATTACGGATGATATATTTTTACCAGTCGAATATACGGAGATATAAATGAGTAGTTTATATGATTACATAATAGCAGAAACAACCGGGGGAAGTGGCTCGGGTAGTAAAACAACAACGCCTAAACCAAAGCCAAAACCAAAGCCTAAAAATAATTCAACCCCAATTAAAAAATTAGCTGCTTCAACGGAAAGTGCACTAGTTGGTAAGAAGTATGATGAAATAGCTAAGAAATATAGATTGGCTTCTGAAACAAATCCGGCTAAATTAATGCGTGAATTTAATATCGATTATACATATAATGGAAATAATTTTGGTGATTTACTTTCACATGTTTTTGTTGAAGGTTTTGCAAAACATCAAGACATTCAACAAGTTATTGATAAAGCTACATTAGTTGAAAGTAACACTGGACAAAAGGGTGTGCTTTTTGAGGTTAATACATTCGCTTTTGGTTATTCTCCTAGCAACGTTGCTTTTTGGATTAAAGATACTATCAAAGCAAAGCACAGAATAAATCAAATAAAAGGTCAAAAGACTTTTCTTGATAGACACTTGAGAATAGAAGCAATTCCCGGTCAAACACATTTAATTATTTATTTTGCAAACAGAGCAAAAAACTGGGGCATTGCGCAACCGGTAAGATTTTGATAGTTGGAGAAAACCATGATTGAAAAAATACGTGAGTATATTAGAAAAATTATAATTGAAGCTTATGATCCGGATGATGTGCATGAGATGGGTGATGAAGATGATTTGTTAATAGAGCCAGACGTTAAAGAAGACCGGGAAAATGAAAAAGATCCGTATGATGATGTTTATGACGAGGATGTTGATGAAGCAAGTGTTGTTGGCGGAATAGCTGGTGTAGTTGGCCCAGCATTTAATCCAGACCCGGAAAGAAAATATTAAATATATTTTATACAACTCCAATGGTGTAAATATAATAATAAAGTTATCGTGTTGATAACGTTACAAAACATTTAAAAATTTACACATTTGGAGGTGTATTTATGTCGATAGATATGGACGCTATTCGCAAAAAATTAAATCAACTATCTGGAAACTCTAGCAAAAGAAACGTAATGTGGCGACCTGAAGAAGGTGAAGAACACGTTGTGCGTATTATTGCATTTACTGACAATGATGGCACTCCTTTTAAGGAACGTTGGTTTTACTATAATATTGGTAACAACCCTGGTCTTTTAGCACCTTATCAATTTGGAAAACCTGATCCAATTAATGAGCTTATTCAAAAGTTGAAATCAGATGGAACAAAAGAATCATATGAAATGGCTAAAAAACTTTACCCTAAAATGAGAAGTTTTGCTGCTGTTATTGTAAGAGGACAAGAAGATGAAGGTGTAAAACTTTGGTCATTTGGAAAAATGGTTTATCAGTCTCTTTTGAATATTATGCTTGATCCTGATTACGGTGATATCACTGATATTTCAGATGGTCATGATATTAAAGTTTATTGTTCTAAAAACCCTGGGCAGCAATGGGCTACTACTGAAGTCAGAGCGAGACCTAAAAATACTCCTTTGGGTACAAAAGCACAAGTAAAAGAGTGGTCTGATTCTATACCTGAGTTAGATGATATTTATTCATTAAAATCTTATGATGAGTTAAGTAACATTATTAATGCTTGGTTGAATGGTGATGATGATGAAACTGAAACAACAAAATTCGAAAGTTCTAGTACTTCTACAAGCACCAGTAGTTCAAGCAGTGATACTGAATCTGATTTAGATAAAGCGTTTAAGGATATTGATTTAGGTTTTTAATCTATAGCATATATTTCTGGTAAATGCACTAAGAGGGAATTTATATTCCCTCTTTTTTATTAAATCTTTTAGACAATTGTGTTTTAGACAATACAATATATTATTAAAAAAGGAGTATTTATGGGTAAGACTAACGATTTTACATCTGACTTAATTAAGTCGTTGAACAAAGAACATGGCACGCGTGTAGCATACAATTTATCTGTTGACCAATCTCCAACACACGTAAGTGATTGGATATCTACGGGTTCAAAACAGTTAGATTATATGATATCTGGAAAACCCAATGGTGGTCTTCCCGTAGGTAGAATAGTAGAAATATTTGGCCCACCTAGTATTGGTAAAAGTCATATTGCTATACAGATAGCAAGAAGCACACAAGAGAAAGGTGGAGTCGTTGTATATATCGATACTGAAAATGCAACATCTGTTGAAAATCTAGGTCTACTTGGCGTAGACATAAAGACGAGATTTGTTTATGTAGACACGCATTGTACAGAAGAAGTACTATCCATTGCAGAGTCGACTATTTTAAAAGCAAAAGCAATGAATAAAGACGTGCCAGTTACTATTATTTGGGACTCCGTTGCAGCTACTTCACCAAAAGCAGAATTATTAGGTGATTATGATAAAGAAAGCATCGGTTTGAATGCTCGTGCCATATCTAAAGGGATGAGAAAGATTACTGGCGTAATCGCAAATCAAAAAGTACTATTTTTATGTTTAAATCAAATTAGAGAAAAAATTGGAGTTATGTATGGCGATCCTACTACTACACCCGGAGGTAAGGCAATCCCTTTTCACTCATCTGTACGAATCAAATTGGGAGCGGGACAACAAATCAAAGACAAAGCCGGGAATGTTATGGGCATTAATGTCTCGGCTAAAACAATTAAAAACAAAATAGCACCACCATTTAGAAGTTGCAACTTTCAAATACATTTTGGAAAAGGTATATTTGAGCATGAAGAGCTGTTTGATGTTTTAAGAATACACTGTAAAGATGGTGATGTTGATTATGATGATAAATTATTGTCATTATCAGGTACTGGTGCATGGAAATCTTTAACTGTAGTTGACAAATCAACCGGTGAAGTTTTAACAGAAAAGAAATTTTATAAAGCTGATTTTATCAATGTTATAAATGATGAAGAGTACAAAGATTATATTGATGCTATTGTTAACAGTGCAATGAAAGCTAAGTTAGGCCTTGTTGACAATATGGACATCGATGCTGAAAGTTATGAAGAAATGAAACAACTTAGTCAAACCCTAACCGATGATTTGGAGATTTAATGAAAAAAATATTATTAGTTGATGCATATAACATATTTGCACGTTCTTACGCAGTTAACCCATCTATGAGTGAAAATGGCCAACATATTGGCGGTACTTTGGGATTTTTAAAATCTCTTGGTGTGTTAGCTAGTAAATTTAGTCCTAATGAAATAGTAATATGCTGGGAAGGTGGTGGATCTGCCAGAAGAAGAAAAATATTGCCCGAATATAAAACTGGTAGAAAACCAATAAAATTAAATAGAAGCGATATATATGAAGACATTCCTGACACTAGAGAAAATTTTAATTACCAAGTAGCATTATGCACTAGATTGTTAAAACATATGCCAGTAAAACAAATGTATGTATCAGAATGCGAAGCAGATGATATAATAGGTTATTTAGCTAGATATGCATACGATAAAGATGATCAAATTGTTATTGCATCATCTGACCAAGATATGTATCAGCTTTTAGGTAAAAATGTCACACAATATAGTCCGGCCGGTAAAAAAATGGTTACGCACTATGATGTAGAAAGTAAGTTTGACATATATTTTGAGAATTTTATTACAGCTCGGGCATTTATTGGCGATAAGTCTGATGCGATACCAGGCATAAAAGGTTGCGGTTTCAAAACGCTGGTAAAGAGAATACCTGAATTGAAAGAAAATCGGTTCTTAAGTGTTGATGATATAATTAAATTGTGTGAAGTTAAAGCAGAGCAATTCCCAAAAATTAAGTTATATCGAGATATACTTGAAAACAGGGATGTGCCGAAGAGGAATTGGAAAATTATGTATTTAGACGTCAGTAATTTAAGTGCCACACACATAGATCAGTTAAAGTATTCATACGAGAATGCTGAACACAAAAATGATAAAATCTCAATGATGAGAGATTTAATTACTGAAGGCGTAACTTTTCCTAATAAAATTAACATAGACCGTATATATTATAATCTCAACGCATCTATAAAATAACTAACAAACGATTATAAGGAGCTTTTATGAGCAAATCAGCAGCGCTGCAACAAGCAGCTGTATTAAAACCCATTATTGGTGACGAAAACACTTCATTTAAACATTATGGAAAGAGTTTTCAAGAAAAGATTTTTCAAGGTTTGGCTATTGATAAAAATTGGGCACAGCAAATGCATGAAGTAATGAAGCCAGATTTTTTTGACTTGAAATATTTGCAATATTTGTGTGAAAAGTACTTTTCTTATTTTGACAAGTATAGATGTTTTCCTACAATGCAAATATTGTTAGATATGGTAAGAGAAGATTTAACAACTGATAACAGTGACACATTGTTAAGAGATCAAATCATTCAATTTATAAAAAGAATGCGATTAAATCCTAATCCTGAAGATTTGCCATACGTAAAAGACAAAAGTTTAGATTTTTGCAAAAGACAAGCATTTAAAGCTGCTTTGACTAGTGCTGTTGAATTAGTGCAAGGCGAAAAGTTTGAATCTGTTGTTGACCTTATGAGAAAAGCTGTTTCAGTTGGTATGCCATCGACAATTGGTCACGATTTTTTCGAAGATATGGAATCAAGGTTTCAAGAAATACAGCGTATAACTTCACCGACAGGACTAGAACAACTCGATAAACCTGAAGTTTTAGATGGTGGTTTAGGCAGAGGTGAGTTAGGCGTAATTGTAGCACCGACTGGTGTTGGTAAATCACATTGGTTAGTAGCAATGGGCGCCGAAGCAGTAAAAAGAGGCAAACACGTTGTACATTATAGTTTTGAATTAAGTGAACATTTAACTGGTAAAAGATATGATGCAAACCTTTGTAATATTAGTGTATCAGACTTAAAGTTAAAAGAAAATCAAGACAAAGTTAGAGAATTATATAAGGACAATGAAGATTTTGGTAGTTTGACAATAAAATATTATCCAACCAGGACAGCGAGTGTTAATACTTTACGCAATCACCTGGACAAACTAAAATTAAGAGGAAAAATACCATCATTGGTTATTGTTGATTATGCAGACGTAATGCGTTCTACTAAAGAATACGACGCATTAAGACATGAATTAATGTTAATTTATGAAGAGCTAAGACAACTAGCAGCTGATTTTAATGTACCTGTTTGGACTGCAAGTCAATCCAACAAGAATGGTGCTAATGCTGATTTAGTTGGCTTAGAAAACATGGGGGAATCTTATGGAAAAGCGCAAGTATCTGATGTCGTTTTAGGTCTAAGTAGAAAACCTGAAGAAAAGGCACTGGGGACTGCTAGACTTTTCGTTGCAAAAAATAGAGCGGGTATGGATGGTATACAAATGCATATCAATATTGATACATCTAAATCTAAGTTCCGAACACTTAGTGAAGATGAAATACTAGCCTTAAACCCTAAAAAACAGTTAAAGGAAGTGTGGAAAGAAATTCAAAAAGAGAAGGAGTTTTAGTATGTACAATAAAGAACAAGTTTTAGAAAAAACACTGGAGTATTTCAAAGGAGATGATCTTGCAGCTAATGTGTTTGTAACAAAATATGCTCTTCGAGATTTAGAAGACAATTATTTTGAATTAACACCCGATGATATGCATAAGCGTTTAGCTAAGGAATTTGCGCGGGTAGAAGAAAAATACCCTAATGCAATGAGTGAAGATGAAATATATGGTTATCTAAAAGATTTTAAATACATTGTGCCACAAGGGTCACCAATGAGTGGTATTGGCAATCAGTTTCAAATACAATCAATATCTAATTGTTTTGTTGTTGAGTCGCCACATGATTCATATGCTGGTATTTTAAAATCAGATCAAGAACAAGTCCAGATTATGAAAAGACGTGGTGGTGTTGGTTTTGACATATCGAATATAAGACCACGTGGATTGTCGTGTGAAAATGCTGCAAGAAGTACAGATGGTATAGAGTTATTTATGGAAAGATTTTCTAATTCTTGCCGTGAAGTTGCACAAGGCGGAAGAAGAGGCGCACTAATGTTATCTATTTCAGTTCACCATCCACAAGTTTTAGATTTTATTAAAATAAAGCAAGATTTAAAAAAGGTAACTGGTGCAAACATCTCTGTCAGGGTTACAGACGAATTTATGGAAGCAGTTAAACTTGGTCAGCGATATGAACAGAGGTGGCCGATAGATGCTATTGAACCAGAAATTGTGAATACTGATGTCTACGCGATGGAAGTTTGGAATGAGTTGATAACTTGTGCACATGCTTCTGCAGAGCCCGGAGTATTGTTTTGGGATACTGCTACAAGAATGACGCCTTCAGACATATACTCTACAGATGGTTTTGCTTCAACTAGTACTAATCCATGCGGTGAAATTATTTTGTCTCCATACGATAGCTGTAGACTTATGCTTGTTAATCTTACTAATTTTGTCGATAATGCTTGGTCAACGGAGGCCACTTTTGATTTTGAAAAATATGGCACTGTTGTTAGAAAGGCACAGAGATTAATGGACAATATGATTGACTTAGAAATAGAACAAATTGATAAAATTCTTGCCAAAATAGACAGAGATGAAGAGCCAGATGAAGTGAAATATTATGAAAGATCACTGTGGCACAATATAAGACAAGCTGCCATTAATGGTAGACGCACAGGTTTAGGTATTACTGGTTTAGGTGACGCCATAGCTATGGTAGGTCTTCAATATGGTGAAAAGTCAGTTGATTTTGTTGAGAACATTTATAAAAATTTAGCAATATATTCTTACAAGGAATCTATAAAGTTAGCTAAAGAACGTGGTGCATTCCCTATATTTGACATTGAAAAGGAAATAAGTCATCCATTTTTAGATAGAATTTTCGAACAGTTAGAAGATGAAGACATTGAGACTTATAATGAATATGGTCGTAGAAATATTGCAAATACAACTACAGCCCCAGCTGGATCAGTATCTTGTTTAACACAAACTTCTTCTGGTATTGAGCCTGCATTCATGTTGTATTATAAAAGAAGAAGAAAGATTAATCCACAAGACAAAGATGCTAAAGTAGATTTTGTTGATGACTTAGGTGATAAGTGGCAAGAGTATTATGTATACCATCACAAGTTCAAAGATTGGATGGATTCTACTGATCCTGAGTGTGATTGGCACGCAGATGATTTATCTATAGCAGTTTCTCACAGTCCTTATGCAGGTGCAACAGCAAACGAAATTGATTGGCGAGCAAAAGTTAAATTGCAAGCTGCAGCTCAAAAGTGGATTTGCCATGCAATATCAAATACAACAAATTTACCGGCAGATATTGATGTTAAAACTGTTAAAGATATCTACATGATGGGTTGGGAATTAGGATGTAAAGGAATAACAGTTTATAGAGACGGTTCTAGAAGTGGTGTTCTTGTTTCTGCTGATGATAAAAAAGAAGATAGAACAACTAGTATCGTTGAAAGACATGCACCTAAGAGACCTGAGACTTTGGAATGCAATATTGTGCATACTAGTGTTAAAGGTGAAAAGTGGGTTGTTTTAGTAGGACTAATGGATAACAAGCCTTACGAAGTAATAGGCGGGAAAGCTGATTTAATAGAAATACCTAGAAAACATAAAAAAGCAACGCTAGTAAAGAGATCTTTCAAAACTCAAAATAGTAAATATGATTTGCTAATTGGTGAAGGTGATGAAGAGTTGGTAATAAAAGATGTTGTTTCAGTATTTGATAATCCTAATCATGCCGGTTATACACGTGTAATTTCTACTTCATTGCGCCATGGTGTCCCTGTACAGTTTTTAGTAGAACAAATGCAAAAAGATAAAGAAGCTGACTTATTTTCTTTTTCAAAAGTTATTGCTCGTGTACTTAAAAATTATATAGTTGATGGTACTAAGGCAAGTGTTTCTATTTGCGAAAACTGTGGAGCAGAAGGCACTTTAGTTTATCAAGAAGGCTGTCAAACTTGTACTTCTTGTGGATTTGGCGCATGCGGATAATTTAATATATTATTTAGACATTTTACTTATTTGGGTACAATTAATTTGTACCCATTTTTAATTTAACAAAAGGACAAAATATGCATTGGACAACAGAACATGGTTCGAATATTCTCGAATTACAACTAAGACACAACCCTGTTATTATTCGCGTTAATGAATTTAATGAACAATCAGCATCTGATTTTTCTAAGCAAATTGGGTTAGCACACAACACTGGGCAAGACGTTATTCCTATTGTTATTGACAGTTACGGCGGTCAAGTTTATAGTTTGATGTCAATGATTGCTTCAATAAAAGCTTCAACTTTGCCAATAGCTACTATAGTTGAAGGAAAAGCAATGAGCTGTGGTGTGTTATTAGCTTCTTGCGGCACAAAAGGTTATAGATATGTAACTGAAGATGCAACATTAATGATACATGATGTTTCTTCTATGCAGTATGGTAAAAATGCAGAGTTACAAGCAAGTGCTGATGAAACAAAAAGATTAAACGAAAAGATTTACAAAATTTTAGATACAAATTGCGGAAAAGATCCCGGTTATTTCAACAAAGAAGTATTTAATAGAGGACGGGCAGATTGGTTTGTCACCCCGGAAGAAGCAATTGCAATAGGTTTGACAGATCACATAAAAATGCCGAAGTTCCACATAATTAGTAAGTGTGAAATTAATTTTGTTGGTTAGGAGACATTTATGAAAGAGATGCTAATGGATTGGATTGGAATGCACAAATGTGTACAGATGTGGTTTCAATCAGCTCACCATTGTACTAAAGGCACAGGGTTTGCTGGAGATCATGATTTATTATATGGAGACATATATCAAAAGTTTTTTGCTGACTTTGACGTCATTGTAGAAAAATCTATTGGCATATGTGATGATGAATCTGTATCATGTCCATTGCATCTCTGTAAATGTTGTATGAAACACGTAAATAACTATCCATCACCTTGTAATAAAGATGCTACTTATATAGCTGCACATGCACTTGCGATTATGAAAGATTATATAAAATATTTAACTGCAACTTATAATACGCTTAAGGCAAGTGGTGATTTAACTCTTGGCACTGACGATTTAATTATGTCTTTAGCCAATGAGTATGAATCATATGTATACAAGTTACAGCAAAGAGTTAAATCTACTGTTGGAGTAAAATGATGGATAAAGTTTTTTACAATGAGGCGTCCGCTTCAAAATTAGGGTGGAAACCACAATGGTTTATACCGGGTCATGACCAGTTTGATAACAAATTAATTAATGCTATTAGAGCATATCAAAGAGCTCATGGCATGACGGCCGATGGAATGTGTGGCCCCGGGACTTATAGAAGAATACAAGCAGATCAAGACATGTTGCGTGATCATGTTTTTCAAAAAGTAAAAAGTGGTTCAAAGTTTATATATTATATGGGACAACCGTTTCCTATAGAATGGGATAAAGTTAGCACATATAATGATGATAATTGTTTAAAATTAACTGGTGCTATGAGAAGGCAGTCTAAGAAAAGAAATATTAAATATTTTGTAAATCATTGGGATGTTTGTTTAAATAGTGAAAGTTGTGTAAGAGTTTTAAACAAGCGCAATATATCAGTACATTTCTGTATTGACAATGATGGTTGTATTCATCAGTTAGCAGATTGTAATGATATATGTTTTCATGCTGGTTCAAGTACTTCAAATGCAGCATCTATTGGTGTTGAAATAAGCAACGCATATTATCCTAAATATCAAGGATGGTATGAGAAAAATGGTTTTGGAAAAAGACCTATAATTGACAATGCTACAGTACATGGGAAAGGCATGAAGCCCTTTACAGGTTTTTATGATGTGCAACTGGAAGCTGCAAAAGCACTGTGGTCAGCTATACATAATGCTGTGGGCATACCTTTAGTTGCACCAAATAGCAAAGACACTGTCGACAAAGATTTACAAAAAGGTAAGTTTAAAGGCTTTTGTTCTCACTATCACATAACTTCGCGAAAGATTGACTGTGCCGGTCTCGATATTTGGTCAATGATAGAAGATATTAAAAATAAATAACGTACATTGTTTCTAAATTGGTATAATCTTATTACTATAAGATTACTAATTTGGAGATATAATGAAAACTATTTTAGAATATGTTTGGCTAGATGGATATAAAACACAGAATCTAAGATCAAAAATAAAGGTTGTCAATACTGCTGATATAGATTTTAGTTTTGGTGATAACATGCCTGAAATATCAAAAATACCTGATTGGAATTTTGATGGCTCTTCTACAAAACAAGCAGAGGGGGATAACTCTGAATGTTTGTTGAAACCTGTAAGAGTTTATAGGTGGCCATATTCAATAAAAAACCACTTTGTTGTACTTTGCGAAGTTTACAATGCAAATGGTATACCACACGTTACTAATAAAAGACATTTGTTAGAAAAATTACATAAAAAATATTTGCATGATCATTTCTGGTTAGGTTTTGAGCAAGAATATTTTATTACAAAGAATAGAAGACCGCTTGGCTTTCCGGAAATGGGAACTCCTGGACCTCAAGGCCAATATTATTGTGGTGTAGGAACAAATCAAGCTGTTGGTCGTAAATTAACTCTCCAACACATGTCAGCTTGTATTGACATGGGGATGGATATTACTGGCACAAATGCGGAAGTTGCTATTGGTCAATGGGAATATCAAATATTTGGTAAGTCACCTTTGAAAGCGGCTGATGATGTAATAATTTCTAGGTATGTTTTAAAACTATTAGCAGAAGATTATGGATATGATATTAACTTTGATCCAAAGCCAATCGACGGTGACTGGAATGGGAGTGGTATGCATACTAATTTTTCAAACGAGTACATGCGAGAAACTGGCGGAGAAACTTATCTTAAAGATTTAATGAGTATTTTTAAAGAAAAGCATCATGCTAATATTAAAGATTATGGCGAAGGCAACAGTATGAGATTGACTGGTAGGCATGAAACACAGCATATTGATGTTTTCACTTACGGTATTGCTGATAGAGGCGCATCAATTAGGGTTTCGAATGATTTTGTGCGCAATGGTTATAAAGGTTACTTAGAAGACAGAAGACCCGCCAGTAATGCCAATCCTTATGTTGTATCTATTGCTATAATAGAAAACAGCTGTAGTGGTACAATTGAATGCTCGGGAAGAAACAATGAAAAATAATTTTAAACCACCATTTAAGTGGGCAGGTGCAAAAAACAGAATGTATGAAAAGTATGTAAGTGCTGGTTTTTTTCCGGCTAGCACTTCACATGATTTATTTGTAGATGTTTTTGGTGGCACTGGTTGTGTTTCTATGTGGGTTCGTGACCGGTATCCAAATTTACCTATAGTCTTAAATGATAATAATAGATATATAGTCGAAATGTATAAAACAATGATCAGTGATACAGAAGACTTTGTAAAAGAATATAATAAAATAATCGCACAATATTCTGTTTTGAATGTTAGTGATAGAAAGAAAATGTACTATCAAAAACGAGATGAGTATCGTTTACAATATGCAAAACTTGGTAGAATAAAAGAAAATGCTACCTTATTATATTTAATCCAAACGGGCTTTAATGGCATATGGCAAACAATGAAAGAATCAGGCGACAGATATGCAACTCCTTCGGGGCTTCAAAAAAGCAATGGAAACTCTGTGACTTTTAGCGAAAGTAGATTAAGAAAATATATTGACTATTTAAGATCATTTACAATTACTTGTGATGATTTTGAAAAATGTATGTTATCATATGAGAACGCATGGTTGTATTGTGACCCACCTTATAGAGACACTGTGCAGAGATATGGTAGTAGCTTTAACGATGACAAACAAGCATTATTGGTTGATACGTGTAAATTAGTTTCAAAAAGTGGTAACTTGGTTTCTATGAGTAACAAAGAAGTTGATAATTGGTTTTCATCTAGATTTGATCATACTTGGAATTTTAAAATATTTAACAATGTTAAATACACAGCAGGAAGACACAACAAAGGCTTTGGTGCGAAAGCAACAGAGGTCTTAATCAAAAATTATTAAAAATTATTATAACCGGTCGAGAGAAGACCACAAACAAAATGGAGAACATATGATTTTATCAGTATTATTTTTATTTGCATGCGGCGATGATAAAGAAGACACTGCCATTGCACAAGAAACTGGAGAGGTAGAGATTGTTGAAGAAGCAGAAGAAGCAGAAGAAACTGAAGAAACTGAAGAGACGGAAAGCGGTGAGACAGAAGAAGCAGAGTAATAGACTGTAGTTGCAGTCACATATGGTCATGATACGGGCACGACGAGATGCTTGCTTTCAAAAGCCGGTGGAGACCATCAAAAAAAACCCGTATCTCTTTTTTATATAACATTGGTAGAAGTAAAATGAAAATAGAAATATATAATGACGGAATTGGAAGTGTAGAATATGTACAACACATGGGCGAAGACATCACTGTAGTAAATAGTGCTCGTGTTTCTTTTGGCAAACAGAAAGATAATGTTGATGACAAAGATAAAAAATTAATTAATTATCTCATAAAACATAAGCACACTAGCACATTAGAGCACAATGTTATAACTTTTAGGTTTGTCGTACCTTTATTTATCAGGTCTCAACATCACAGACACAGAACATGGTCTTACAATGAAATAAGCAGGCGTTATACAGATGTTAACTTAAATTTTTACAAACCTAAAAAATTTAGAACACAGCATACAAGTAATAGACAAGCTTCTAATCCGGATGAATTAATCAATCCCCGGGTTTACCCAACATTAAGTTTGATAAAAGCATCTGAATTATTAGAGTGCAGAATTAGTGATTGTTTGCAAACGTTTAATGATCTAATAGATGTTGGTGTTTGTAGAGAACAAGCTAGGATGATTTTACCTCAGTGTTTATATACGGAATACTACGGGACTTGTAATTTAAATAACCTTTTAAAGTTTTGTGCCTTAAGACTTCACGATGGTGCTCAGTGGGAAATACAGCAAGTGGCAAAAGCATGCTTAAAAATTGCAAAAAAACATTGGCCAATAACTGTGAATGCATGGATAAATAATCTTTCAGATGAGGATCTTAAAGCAGAATTCCTATCTGTGTAATTAAAATCGATTTTGATTTTTCTATAATATTTATATAAAAGGTAGTTCAGTTTTTGTATTTAATATTCGGAGAATTAAAATGACAAACAATGAAGGCTGGGCTGAGTATTCTAAACTAGTCCTAAAAGAGTTAGAGACACTTAATAAATCAATTGAATCTTTAAATGAACAGATTAATGACTTAAAAAACGAAATTGCAGTTTTAAAAGAAAGAGAAGATAGGGTAAGTGGTTTATTGCAGTGGAAAGAAAGAGTAGACGAAATAGCTAGCCCTTCTCAGTTGAAAGAAATGAAGAATGATGTTGATGATCTAAAAAAGTTTGCAACTAAAGCAACTACGATTTTTGCTGCAGTACAAGTTTTCATGGGTATGGTTTTTGCGCTATTAAAATATTTATAAAATATGTTTTAACACGGTATAGTACTATACAAACTAATTAACAAAGGGAGTATGTATGCCGGAAGGTCCAGAATGTAGAACGTTTGCTTTAGGTTTAGCAAAAGCAATATCATATAAGACACTAGTTGATATTAATATCCTTAGTGGCAAGTATTCAAGAGAAGCACCAAAAGGTTTTCATGACTTGAAACCTAAATTGCCAATACAAATGGTTGGTGCTGGTGTTCATGGAAAATACATTTATGCACTAGGTAGAGAAGATCAGTTAATCATTAGTTTTACTATGGGCATGACTGGCAATTTTTCAATTGAAAAACAAAAGCATTCTCGTGTTGAGTTTTGTTTTAGTGATAATTCACGTGTGTACTATAATGACACTAGAAACTTTGGCACAATTCGTTTTGATTTTGGTAAGGATTATTTAGTTGATAAACTAGAAGGATTAGGGCCAGATATGTTAGTGGAAGATATATCAGACCAAAATTTTATTACCCTACTAAGAGCTAAAAATAAATGGAATATTTGCAAAGCTTTGATGGATCAACATGTTATTGCTGGCGTAGGGAATTATGTAAAAGCTGATAGTCTATGGTTGTCAAAAATAAACCCTAATGCTAAAATATCTGATTTAGAAGATGGTGAATTAGCAGTGTTGAACAGATCTGTCAAAAAAGTTTTAAGAACCAGTTTTGAAGAAGGTGGTGCAACTTTTAAATCTTATAGTGACATTAATGGCAATTTAGGTAATTACTCCCGGCGTTTTTTAGTGTATAATCAAAAAAGTGACCCTGAAGGAAACTTAGTAGAAAAAATAAAAACACCTGATGGTAGAACAACGCATTGGTCGCCTAAGGTACAAACTAATGGAGATAACAATGAGCCTAAAACTGTCTGACGAAACAATAGCACATATAGCTAAAATTATTCAAGTAGCAATACTTAGTGGTACTGATATAGTCGATCATTTAAGACTTTTGTCTTTGGTAAAAAATGATGAAGATTATTTGGTCCCTTCACCTGAAACTAATGAATTATTTGAAAAAAGTATTCAGGACATGTTAAAAGATATTGAACAAAAGAATTTTGAAAAAGAAATTGTTACGGATGAATAATATTGGCATTAACTAATAAACATAAAAAAAGAATTAAAGATGCATCATTAATGGTAAGCAGTCTTCGTAAAATGACAGAAGATATGCAGTCTATTAATGATGCATACTCTAAAGAGCTTGATGATATACTTAAAGCACTTGTATTAGGCAAACGTACAACTAAGGCTCAATCAAATGCATCTACACAAACTAATGCGGAAGTAGAAAATGCAGACAACACTAATTTAATTGCAGAGAAAGACCCAGAGTCTGCAGAAAGCACATACAGTGAAAAACATGAAAATCAAAGTGAGCAGAAAGAAGAGAAAAACCTCGTTGATTTAGAAACTAACAACAATGCACCGCCGTCCTGGGCGAAAGATTTATATAAAAAAATACTAAAAATCTGTCATCCTGATAAGCTTAATATTAAAGACACATTAGATTTTGAAAAAAAGCTACATGCTGGGAAGTCATGTTTAAGATATTATAATACTGGAAATTATGAGTATATGATCATGGTTGGTGGCACAGTAGATACTTTTACAGATAAACTATCACAAAACAAACAGTTAGAAATATTAAACAAAATTTATGCAGAAGATAATCAATCAATTCAATCTATACA